CCCGCTTGAAGGGCAAGCGCAAGCCAGCCCCCCGTTACTATCCAAGGCCGAGAAGGCCCTGTGTTGTAACCCACCTCCTTTTTACCTTAACGGTACCCGAAGAGGTCGGGTGTGTATCACTACCTACTATCCAGGCATACATTCCTGTATACCCAGGCAGTGCACTACCTACCGATTTCACACAAGGAACCGGTACCTTCACTTCCGCGCGTTGCAATGCTTTATTGTAGCGCCGATTGACGGGAGCTTTCGCATCCCACAACTCGTTTGCGTAGGTGAGGATGGCGGAACTGCTTTCAGGACAACCGAATTCACTAAAGAATTTGGCGCCTGATTGCAACTCCATCCAGGCTGTCGGAGACGTGTAAGTGGTCCTTCCGAATCTTACGATTCGGATATCGTCGCCACACCACCAATAAGACCCACATGATTCCCGAATAAGGGTATCACGACAGGTTTTATTCTGGTTGACAACGAAACCACAACTCTCTAAGACACTGATGACTTTATCATGAGCCCTTAACGGGCAAATGATATCATCACCAAAGACACGAAGGAAAGGTGCTAAACCTAAAGATTCAATGGTGGCTCTGGTTATACACCAGAACACCAATGTTTCAATAGGAAAACAAATAGCACTTCCCATCGTTGCAAGCGATTCTAACCGAATAACTCTTTCATTACGAAGGAGTCCTCGGCTCGAATAGCGTGTCAAAAGAGAAAAGAGCGGTTTTCCAAGAATGATCCGACAGAGGGTTTTACTCACCCTATCGGATGCATCCTTCAAATCAATAGTCGAGAATCGATAATCTCGAGAGAGATTAAAGTTCCGACTTTGATCTGAAAAGGAAATCGACTCTTTCGTGATCGGGTTACTCTGCAGGAGAAAGTACAAGACACGCATAAGCCCTTGTTGGGCAAACTGCATTTCTTTACTCTCAATACAGATAGTTCGCAAGGACGAATAATCCTTAGGAACAACCTGCACCCGCGAGTAACCTTTGGAATCTCTTGGATCCCAATCGTCCGAAACCCCATCTCTCCAATTAAAGAGAGAAGGGTTAAGACCTGGGATTTTCGAGAATCTCCATTTATCACGGCCACGTTCCCGACCACAGACGGCACCTGGCCCTTGAAGGCCAAAGGGATTTTCTTCCCATTGGACCAAACTAGGGTGTAGTTGTTCGTCTTCATAACACACCTTCCTAACTAGGGCGCGAGCCCTGGAGAGAATGTGAGATGAACAGGATATAATGGGTGATTTTGTCACCCGATCCTCGAAAGAATCGAGAATCTCCTGCTCCTCTGCACAACAAGGGATATCCTCGACCTTACTAAAGGCAAGAGTAACTTGACGTACTACCCAAAGGTAATACGAAAAGGCTCGAGCTTTAGAGGAACGAAGATCTCGAATGTCATACAGAGGACAGCCAGAGCCACTAAATCCCATTGATAATGGGAAATGAAGCAGCTTTGGTAGACGATCACCATGATAAAGCTCAAAGCCCATAGGGGTTTTAAGCGGATTAAGGCTAATTAAGCTTGTTACGACAGCCTTACCCAAATTGGGAAGGACATGTGCAACAAATTTAACGCCTTCTCCGTTATATCTATTTAAGATATAACGAAGATCAAGGTGAGCCGTTTCGTATTCAGGAGCGTGCTTTTGCACATCACTGAACAGAGACGTGTAGAAGGTTGGGATCAGCGACTTAAAGGTCCCGATTTTCATCGTTTCCCTCGCTGTGGCTACCTCTTAAAGACTTCTACAAGCTGATGTACTACAGCAAAGAGACCAACTAACTTTGCTACAAAAATTGTAGCAGAAGTTAGAATAGCCGTAATTGCTGCGGTATAGACACGACTTCTTCTCATATATCACTTCCCTCAATGAAAGCGGTCGCGTTTGTGGTTGTTGCCGCAGACGCGCTGTAATCATTGATGAGTGAAGCTGCGATTTCGGCCATTTTGACCAATTCCGCAGTAGTGAGAATCGTATTGTCCTTAGGCACAGAGATATCGACAGACACACTACCCGTAGCAGATTTGCTCGTGGTAGTGTTCTTTTCGGTTCTCGAAACCTTCAGAACAATATGGTCGTTGGCCGTAGCGTTTGGATCAATCTTACGATTGAGTTCCACCGTATACGGCGCAGATAAACTCCGACCCGCAACTTGCCACTTAACACCGTTAGCGGTCTCAGAAACGAGACCGAAAACAGTTGTTGAAGACGAGCTGTGATGAGGAGATATGCTTGGAGAAGCCATAGTAGCCACCTTCTTGTTAAGCCTCGGTAACCTGAGGCAAGGTTGGTTTTACCGTCTTAACCGCTGAATAATCAGCGAGCTAAGATCAGTAGCTTGGATAGCGGAAAGGTCCGCACCGGTTAAGGCTGTCGCATCCCCCGGACACCCACATTCTCTATGGAATATGGACAAACGTCCAATATCCCCTTCAAGAACGTGTAAAGGGCTCTTCCAGATAGATCCGGAATACGCCCAAGGTGTCGTAGGAACACATCTCGTCATAAAGAATACTTCGACTTTCGTCGAGTATCCTAATTTCGAGATGCCCTGCTGCGACAAGAAACCCTCGGAAGAATTAGCCCTTAAATTCGGAAAGTGGATAAACCAATCCACTACGAATGAATAAGGGAGGATCTCCCAGAGAGTAGGTAGTAGAGACCGCGTATCAAGTCCATAAGCAGACATGAACTTATCGAGAGCATTGGCAGTGTTAGAAACACCAGCCAAGGCTTCGCAAGTCACATGTGCTGTTATAGATTTGTTTAGCAACTCAATCCCTGAGACACAATTGTCAGAGGCTTTAGCACCTCCGCCATTTGCAGCAAAGGAATTGAGATCCTCTACAGCCCAACCAAAGGAGGAAGTGAGGGCGCTAGAGCCTCTCCATGAAGCATGGAAAGGCTCGGATCCCGAAGAGGACTTACAATTAGAGAGTGCGGTTTGGAGACGATTTGTAGCTTTAACAAAGTTACAAATGTCATACCAGCCAGCACCCCAACCGTAACGTCCTTCTAACCACAGATTGGCACCTCGCTTAGCGAGGCGAGACGCAGAAAACTTTCCTGCAATCTCGCGCCAATGTGGTTTTAACAGGCCAAATGGGTTTCGAACCATCTGGAGCGTTTGAGGTAACTCTTTAAGCGAAACCGCAAGCAACGATTTCGACTTAATAAGGCCTCTAACGCCATCAGCCAGAGAGACCACGAGGTCTGACCAAGGTATCCCCGATGCAGAAGTATCTATCTGAAGAATTTGTTCTTCAGAGAGATAACTCGCTACACGAAGAATAACAGGCCAAGTACCATCAGTACCATTAATGTTTGCTTCTTGAGAAGCAACACCATTAATGATAGATGATGATAACTTAGTATGTGCGACGGGGTTGTAACTCCGTCGTCCAGTGGTGTCAGACATAAAAGATTGCTCAGAACGACCTATCGGACCAACTAACGCAATAGAGTCACCGCCAAACCATGGCGGGTACTCATATACGTGTCGGTAGTCCGTAAGGAAGTCTTGAACAAAACTTCTGTCTCTCATAAGCACCTCCAAAGAGGGACCTGAAAGGGTGGTAATATTGCCGGCTAACCGAAAG